TTTTTTCATGGTTCAGAGGTGGCTTTCTGGCCTAATGCTGCTGAACACGCTAAAGGCATCTTGCAAACCGTCCCCAACTCCAATGGTACAGAAATAATCTACGAGTCAACCGCTAACGGCGTTGGCAACTTCTTCCATGAACAATGGAAATTAGCAGAAAGCGGCGAGAGTGATTTCATTCCTATTTTTATTCCTTGGTATTGGCAGGAAGAATACGTTAAGCAAGCGCCCGAAGATTTCACTCTTAGTGAAGATGAGGAGCTTATGGTTGAGGCTTATGGCATTAACCCTAATCAACTAGCGTGGCGCAGGCAGAAAGTAATCGAATTAAGCGCAGGCGGCATGGATGGCGAAAAAGCATTCATGCAAGAATACCCATTTAATGCTGTAGAAGCGTTTCAGGTATCTGGTGGCGATGGATTAATAAAAGCCTCTTATGTTCTTAAGGCTAGAAACAATGAGGTTAATGGTAGTGGTCCTCTCGTAGTTGGAGTCGATCCATCTAGGGGTGGCGATAGATTCTCCCTAATTAAGCGACATGGGCGAAAAGCTTACGATCTTAAGACGTGGAAGGATGAGGAGATAGATTCGCTTGGCAAGGCTGTATCGAAGTGTAAAGCCGTATTAGATGAAGTATGCCCGATAGCAAAGAAAAAGCCTGACATGATGTTTATAGACGCGGGCGGTGGTGCTGACTTAGTTGATCGGCTGCATGAATTGGGATATGAAGATCGAGTAAAGGCTATTTGGTTTGGATCCTCCCCTTTAGATGATCAGCGCTACAAGAATAAACGCGGTGAAATATGGGGTTTATGTAATGAGTGGCTTACTGATGAAAACCTTGAAGTACAAATTCCTGATGACGACGAGTTGCATGCCGACCTTATAGCCTCGCCCTATGATCGCGATTCGCATGATAGAATGGTACTATGGCGCAAAGAGCGTATTAAATCAAAGTATGGTTATTCTCCAGATGATGGGGATGCGCTTTGTTTAACGTTCGCTGAGCCAGTTAATCAAAACCAAAACATAGCAATGAACTATAAAACCCCTTGGTGAGAAAATGTTAGATTATAAAGATATTACAGTTGTTAACGAACAGCTAAAGCAATCACAAGATGCTGACTCTGACCAGCGCGACATGGTGAGAGAGGAGCGTGACTTTCTTTATGTTAAAGATGGTCAATGGGATCCAACGACCAAGAAGAAGATGGGCGACAAGTACCGGGGCACGTTTGATAAGTGTAACGTGGTTGTTAATGGTATCGTCGGCGAAATGGATGCGGCCAACTTTGACATCAAGATACGTCCTAGCGGTGGTGAAGCTACAAAAGAGTTGGCTAAGACCTATGATGGGTTGATCCGTAACATTGAGACTATGAGCAATGCTAGTCGTGTTTACGCCAGTGCAGGCCGCGATATGGTTGCTACTGGTCTTGGTGGCTGGGAAATCAAGATGGATTGGATTGATGCTGATTCATTCGACCAAGACTTTGTTATTGATTGGATTCCTGATTACGTTAACCGTGTATGGTTTGATGCCGCTTCGATACAGCAAGACGCAAGCGATGCACGTCATGTATTCAGTTTAGATAATTTATCGCCTGACGAATACGAAACACAATTCCCTGATGGCTCCAAGCAATCAATAGGTAGCGATAGAGCTTATGATACGTTTGAGAATAAGCCAGACTTCATTACTGTTGGCCGCATTATCTACCGCCAACCGATTACTAAAAAGTTAGTTCAGATGACTGACGGCTCAGTATATGTGCGTGATGAAGAATTTGAAACTATCGCTGATGATCTGGCAGAGCAGGGCATAACGATAGATCGAGAGCGAGACAAGAAAAGCTATAAGATTGTTAGCCGCTTATTTGATGGTGGCGCTTTCTTAACAGACGCACAAGATACGGTATTTAAAGATTTGCCTATCATTCCTACTTACGGGAACTTTAATGTTGCTGATGGCAAGGTAATCTACAAGGGGGCTATCCGTGATTTGATGGATGCACAGCGAGCCTACAATACGTTTAGGTCGGCTGAGGTTGAGAATGTAGCGCTATCGCCACCAGATGCGCTATGGGTAAGCAGGCAGCAAGCTAAAGTGCCTGCTGACCTTGCAGCGATGGAGAATATGTCGGTGAGTTCACAAAGGGCTTATTTCTATACTCCTGATCCAATGGCCCCTGGCGCACCACAACGATCTGGCGGCGCAGTTATTCAAGGTGGCGTACAGCAAGCAATACAAAACAGCCTTGATGATATATCAACCACAGCATCACGCTCACCTCTTGCAAATGGCGAAGGTGGTGGCGGCATGTCTGGCGTTGCTATCCAATCGCTACAGAACAAGATGGACACAGGCACAATCCATTACTTTAGACCGCAAGAGGTCGCTATTTGCCGTACAGCGGTAGTTATAGTTAATGCCTTGCCTGATGGTTACGACTCAACAGCACAGAAAAGAATGCTTAATGAGGATGGTTCATTTGAAATGATAGAGCTAAACAAAAGCGTTGTTGATATGGCGACAGGTCAAACAGTCAAGCTTAATGATTTAACCCAAGGCAAATATGACGTTACTTGTAGCGTTGGTAAGGCGTTTAAGAATCGTCAACAGGAATCAGTAGAAGCGTTTGCACAGTTAAGCCAGTTTATCCCGGGATTTGGCGAGCTTACAGCGGATCTACAGCTTAAGAACATTGAAGCGCCAGGTGCTGATTTAGCGGCTGAACGTATACGCGGGAGATTAATCCAAAGCGGCACTATCCCTGATTCACAGTTGACTGATGAAGAACGCGACCAAATGCAGCAAGCTCAACAGGCAGCAGCACAACAGCCACCAGAGCAAACGCCAGAGCAGAAGATAGCAGACGCTGAGATAGGGCGCGTACAGGCTGAGACGGCTGACGTGCAAGTTAAGGCGCAGCTTAAGCAGGAAGAGCTACGCATTAAAGAGCAAGACAGCCTATTAAGGGCGCAGAGCAGTGCAGATAAGCTGCAGTTAGACGAATTGACGTTAATGCTGAAACAGCAAGCGCAGCAGTCTAGCGAACAGCAAGCAATGAACAAGGCCATGATGGACGGGCAAGCCTCTATTATTGATAATCTTAACACTCAGGCGCAAACCTTGAAGATACTAGGTGAATCAATGGGAGCTGACGCTATTATCAGTCCTACAGGTGTAGAAGCTTACTCGCAACAGGCAGAATTGATTACAGAGCAGCAAGAAGAAATGGACTGATTAACCTAAGCCTCTTTACTGGGGCTTTTATTGGTGTATACTGTTAAACACATTAACAGAGGGGTAGATTATGTTTGGCATAGCGGAAGCTGTAGTTTTTGAGCTGAAAAGAGTAGTTGCAGAAGATGAAGCATTTAAAAGGATGTGTGATGCATTGCCAAAAGATCAGGCAGATGCGTTAAGGGCTGAAAGAAACTCCAAGCACGAAGCGGATTTAAAACACAGGCAGGCGCTAGAAATAGCTAATGCATCACGCGCTAGAAACTTTTGGGGGAATTAGAATGACTAACGAAATGAAGCTACTAACAGCGCTATGTGATGCGCTAGGGTTTGATGTTGAGAGGGTGTGTGTTAATCAAGATGAAATGGTAAATTATGCTATGGCAACCTTTTTTGATGCTGAACCTATATACCAATACAAGCTAATCAAAAGGGGTGAGGTATGAGTAAAGGCAGCAAGCAAAGACCAACAGATAAAGATAAATTTGACGCTAACTTTGATCGTATATTTGGCGAGAAGAAGAAACCAAAGAAGGAAAAGAAGAAATGAAAACATTCACAGCGCGAGACTTTAACGAAAAGCGGCAGCAAATACGCGAAGCTATCAAAGAGGGTGGCTGTATTATCGAGTATAAGCTGGCAAGTAGAGAGCCTGACTTTAAGGCGGTTATATTGCCTATTGAGGTTTACAATCAACTAAGTGATGCAAGGATAGCGGCAAGCCATCCCAGATCTAAGCGGGTAGAATCTGTTGATATCGCGCCTCCATGGGATGTGATATAATTTATCCCACTACTTACCTTTCGTGAACGCTATTCACTTAGAGAACACTTAAGGCGAAAAGCCGCTTAATTGCGGTTTTTTTACGTCTGCACTATAGTTTTTACCTATCTGTTAAACGGTTTACATAAATACTGACTATGTGATAATGAGGGTACATGTACGCGACATTTTCGCGGCTGCAAGAGATTGACACTATGAGTGAGCTACAAAGCGAAGACAGCGGTATTACCTTTGACGAACCTGAAGCACAAGAAGCGCAGACGGTAGAAGCGGAGCAACCCGAAGTTAACGAACCATCGGCATTAGCCACCGATAGCCCTGTAGAGGGTGAAGAAAATACAACGGATAGCGTAGAGCAGGAAAATACCCCTGAATGGTTTCAGAAGAAGATCAACAAGCAAACCTTTGCACAGCGACAAGCAGAGCGTGAGCGTGATGAGCTTAAGACGAGGCTTGAAGAGTTAGAGCAAAAAGCTCAGCCTGTTTTATCTAATGTCGATATTCCCCCAATACCCGACTCGTGGGATGAAAATTACGAGGCTAAGATACGGGAACGAGACACGGCTATTCAGCAGAAAGCCAGATTTGAACACTCTGAATCTCAGAGATTAGCAAGTCAGGCCGAAGCACAACGAAAATCAGAGCGGGAGCATTTTAACCGACAGCAAGAATTAAGCGAAACATTAGCGTCTAGCAGTAAAAAGCTAGGTATTGATAAAGCGGTACTAGATCAATCCCAAGAGGTTTTGGTAAAGCAGATAAGCGATTCAGGTCGAGACATGACCCGCATTGTTGACAGGCTTTTATCTGATCCAATGGGTGGATTAATGATCCAGCACCTAGCCACTAATCAATTGGATATGCATGACATTATTTATGCCAGTCCAGAAGATGCGGGTTTTTTACTTGCGGAAGTTAAACAGAAAGCCGCTTTACTTAAACCAAAATCAAGTAGCGCCCCAAGCCCTGCCACAACTTTAAACGGCAGAGCAGCCCCACAGAAAGAACGGGGTCCGGTAGGCGCAACTTACACTTAGGAGATAGTCACTCATGGCTAACAATTTTGAAAGTAACTTTACTCGCAAAGTAGCGCAAGTGTTTTTAGAGAAGTTCGATAACGAACGCGTACTCACTAAAAACGTAGACACTCAACTTTTATCAGGCAAGTTCAACGCTTCTACTGGTGATACGGTAGACTTTAAACGTCCTACAGATTATGTGTCTGTACGTAGCTCTAATGGTGATGTATCGGGCGAAACAGCCTCAGATATCATTACTGGTAAAGCGTCTGGCGTTGTTCAGGACTATTTCACTGCTTTCGTTGATTATGACGAAGCTGATGAAGCGCTGAAAATGGATCAGCTAGATCAATTGCTTGCACCTATGGCAACACGCATCAAAACTGATTTCGAGCTAGATTTCGCCGCGTTCATGATGAAGAACACAGCGCTATTGGCCGGTTCTGTAGGTACAGCGGTTACTACATGGGATCATGTTGCAGAAGCTGGCGCAATCATGCAAGCGTCTGGCGTTCCTATGGATATGCCTTGGTGTGCAGCGGTTAACCCACATACCCAGCGTAAACTAGCAAGCGACCAACGTTCTCTAGGTGGTGAAACTGGTGGCGATACAGCTAACCAGCGTGCAACTATCACTGAAAACTTTGCGGGAATGAAAGTTCTTACAGCTTCTACTCTAGCCAACTACACCACAGGCGCTGGTGCAGATCGCGCTGGTACATTAACTGGCACTCCTATCGTTACTTATGTAAATGCTAAGGACACCATGACTCAAGTCTTGGCTGTTACTGCTTTACAGGCTAACTTAGTAGTTGCTGCTGGTGAAACTGTTACTATTACAGCGGCATCTGGTGCAATCAATCGCTTAAACCTTTCTACACGTCAGCAAATCGTTGATGAGACTG